CGTGCAAAGATGTTAGACTCTTTGATGGAAACTGCGTCCAGTAGAAAGACAGATGACGCAAAGTTTATGATTACTTACAAGAAATTACAGGCAATCTCTAAGTTGAAATATTATGAACCCTGTTTTAAACATTATCTAGCAAAACACGTCAAAGGTAAATTTGCAGAAGTCCCCGCTCCTGAGTGGGAGATTGCGACATTCCTTCCGACTGCACAGTTCCGTAAAGCGAACTCGAAGAAGGTTTATGCAGATTCACGAAAAGCTATAGGTAGAAACTAATGGCAATTGCAATTGACGATTTTAAATCACAGATAGGTAAAGGTGGCGGTATGGCCATGGGAAATCTGTACAAGATTTTCCTACCACCAATTAAGGGTGATGCACGTGAGATGAATATGTTGTGTAAAGCAACAGCATTGCCTGGCAGACAGATACTATCAACAGACAAACAAATGGGTCTTTTTACAACTAAGGTTGCATACGGTTATGCAAGCGAAGATGTGACCCTGACTTTCCATTGTCTTAATGATATGAAAGTAAGAGAATACTTTGAGACATGGCAGAATCTTGCGGTTAATCAAGAGACCCAAGAAGTTGGATACTTTAATGACTACACACATCCAGTCATTATTCAACACATTAAGAAGGGAACCGCATTCCCTGTTTTAAAGAAAGAACTCTACAACGCTGGAAAGATTCCATCTTTCATACGTGGTAGATTACCAAGAATAGGGCCACTCGACCTTGCACAAGGCGAGTTTGATTTGAATTTGATATTCGGAGACGATATCACTTATACTTTAGTCCTAGATAAAGCTTACCCAACAACATTGAGCGCAATTGAGTTGAGTGATGACGGACAATTACTTGAAGTGACAGTACAACTATCATACAAGAATTGGAAGTCCAAAGGTGGAGACGCAGGCGACAGTTTCATAGAAGGTCTCGCAGGCGAACTAATTAGAAAATTTTTATAATATTATTTGGAGAATATAATGGCACTACCTAAACTGAATGGGAATCCTAAGTACGAGATGACTATCCCATCATCTAAAAAGACGGTCAGATTCCGTCCGTACCTAGTAAAAGAAGAGAAGGTTCTTCTAATGGCATTTGAGAGTAATGATATGACTCAGGCCATGAAAGCAATTATCGATACGATTGAAGTTTGTGTTGATGATGATATTAAAACAAGAGAACTTACAACGTTTGATGTGGAATACATGTTCACCAAACTACGTAGTAAGTCCGTAGGTGAATCTAGTAAGTTATCGATTGAGTGTACCGAGTGTTCACATAAGAACGAAGTTTTAGTGAACATCGAACAAATTGAAATTGATATGAAGAACCCGTCACAAGTTATCGAACTACAGGAAAACATCCACGTTGAAATGGGTTATCCTTCTGCTTCGGTTCTTATGGGTATGAAAGAAGGTTTATCACAAACTGAACAATTGATTGAATTGATTGTATACAGTGTTAAAAGTATTCAAACTGACGATGAGAATATCACAGCATCTGACGTATCTCAAGATGAACTGAGAGATTTCGTTGACTCTATGACTGGTGGTCAGTTCAAAGAAGTTAGTGAATTTGTGCGTGATATTCCTACATTAACAAAAGATATTGAATTTAACTGTTCTGAGTGTAAGACGAAGAACAAACAAACGTTATCAGGCTTTACTGATTTTTTTTAGTAAACCTTTCTCATGATAGTCTCATAAATTTTTATGAAACTAATTTTTCGTTAATGCAACATCATCACTACAGTTTGACTGAACTTGAAATGATGATGCCGTGGGAAAGGGAAGTTTACGTAACTCTTCTCACTGAACATATCAAAGAAGAAAACGAGAAACATAGACAACAACAGGGTAAGTAGAAATGGAAGAAATGCATCCCGATAAAGGGGCGGGTAGAGACGCAAAGACTCAGAAGAATCTTCTGCGTGGTGTCATTAATGAGTTAAAACTCAATGGTGCAAATGACGCTAAAAACTCGAACCACATTTCTGATTCACTTGGTGACAAGTTGGATTACCTTGCCGAGCTGTATAGTAAATCTATGGAAGATGAAGCATCAACTGCTGGTGATGACTTAGAAGAGAAAAAAGAACGAATAACAATCTTTCAAAGAATGTCATCATCTCTTGGTGCATTAAAAGATTCTGCCAAAGAAACAGCAAAGAGGACTAAAAAGTCTGCTGTGAAAGGCGGCAAAGGTCTTATGGGGATGATTGGTAAGACCCTATCGGGTGCATTAGTAGGTGGTGGTGCAATACTGGCTGGTGCGGGTCTTCTCGCTGGTGGTGCTGGGATGTTCCTAAAAGAACTCAATAACATGGACGTTGATAAAATCAAGGAAAATGTTAAAGGGTTGTTATCAATACAAGACGACTTTGGTGGTGCTGGGGAATTCTTTAAGAAAGGTGGAACCTTTACACTTGCAATGGCTGGTATTGGTATTGGTCTTGCCGTGTTCAGTGCGGGTAGTACCGTAGCTGGTATGTCACAAAAACTACTAGACAAGTTCTCTACCAACTGGGCAGACGGTGTAAAAGAAAATGTAGTTACCCTATTATCAATCAGTGATGAACTTGGTAATGTTTCTATGTTGGCAGACAGTGCCACATTCCTTCTTGCGATGACAGGTATCGCAGCGGGTCTTGCTGTATTTGGTTTAGGTTCTGCTGTAGCTGGTGTTGGTGCTGGATTACCAGATGCGATATCTAAGTTTGCATCGGGTAAAAGTTTCTCTCAAAGTATTAAAGATAACGTACTCACACTATTATCAATCAAGGATGAACTTGGTGGTAATATTAAAATGTTGGCAGACAGTGGCGTATTCTTAGCAGCAATGACTGGTATCGGTGTTGGACTTGCTGTATTTGGAATTGGTTCTGGTGTCGCTGGACTAACGGGCGGACTCAATAACTTCTCCAATCCAGATTGGGCTCAATCTATTGTAGATAATACAGTAGTCTTATTATCATTAAAAGACCACTTAGGTGGTAACATCAAGGCCTTGCAAGACGGACAAACCTTTGGTCTCACAATGGCTGGCATAGGTGCTGGTCTTGCTGTATTTGGTGTTGGTGCGGGAATCTCTAGATTCATGAAACCTGACATGGGTGCATCAATAAAGTCAAATGTTGTTGAACTAATGTCAATCAGTGAACACGTAGGTGGCGACTTTGACTTAAAAGCAGATAAGGTCAGAATTGGTCTTGGACATTTGGGTAATGGTCTTAAAAACTTCACTGGTGGTGGTATCGGTGCGGCACTCACAAACATGGGTGTTGGTATTATAGAATTCTTTACGCCTGGAAAGAGCCCTATCGAAAAGATATTGTCAATCGGTGATAAATCAGAACAGATAAACAAAGCTGCAACTGGTATCGATAGACTAAAAATTGCAATGGAGAAACTTTCTGGTATCGAATTTAAAGGTGGTAATATCGATATTGCGGGAATGTTGGATGACTTTGGTCATCTTCCACGTCTATTAGATGGTCTTGCAAATGGTAACCCAAGTGGTGAACCTATTGTATTTGAAACAAGCGGAATCAACAAGAAGATTGATTTCCGAAACGGTATCCTTGACCCAACACTAAAAGTTCCACAGATTAACAAAGTAATGACTGAGGTCAACTCCGCATTAGGGTTTGGAACACCAAGGAATGCTGGAATGGCCAACGCACAATCAGAGTCAAATGCGAACTCAGGTGGTGGGGCAGGTAATGTAACTGTGGTTCAAGACAACTCTACTAAAACAAACTCTAGTAATTCGAGTAGTACAATAGCACCGTCTGAACCTGCTACTGACCCATTAGATAAAACGGCATAAAAAAAGGGTCTCCGAAGAGACCCCTATAACCATAACGGTTTATCCTAAGGCAAGGATGCTTTAGTCTCGGAAACCTTCACCCTTTACAAAGTGATGAAATCTGTGTGAGATTACTGCGAACAGCAACCTCACAAGACTTGTCTCCGAATAAGAACCATTCTCAGTATACAAGTGATACATGATTAGTCCTCAGCAGCTAACTTTGCGAAGTAGGATAAAGTATCTTTATCACTTTCCGCTTCATTAATCACTGGTTCAGGCGCACCTTGTTGAACTACCTTTGGTTCAGCAGTTCTCATTGGTGCAGTCTCAGCAGTCTGAGACAACGCATCGTTCTTTGCAGTCGCACCAGCGCCAGTCGCCTGACCTAGTACTACCTCAAGACGTGCTTTCAAGTCATCATACGATTTGTATGAACTCTCAGCAACAAACTCTGACGTATCATGCAACTGATTATAAGTTGCTTCAAGTTTAGTCTCATCAGCATCAAACAATGCAGAAGTGGACTTGAACTCCGATTTGTCATAGTTACGATATCCCGCAACATTACGAATCTTCAGTTGGAAATCTGCACCCAACCAGAAGTCGAATGGATTTACTGGAGTTTCGCCAGGAAATTGTGGTTGCATCATATCCATAATCTTGTCAAAGATTTTCTTACCAAAGTCGTAAAGGAATACTTTACCTTCATTAGCAGGATTGGATGGGTCACTGACCACCATGATGTTAGCTACATAATGTAGTCTACGTTTCTGTTTACGTGCGGTCTCTTTATCTTCATCGATACCACTGTTCCAGAGTCGTGAATTATATTCACTCACTGGGTCATTGTTACTAAGAGTAGTCAAAGACTTCTCAACATACCATTGACCAGTAGGGCCTTTAAAGAAATGGTCGAAGTAACGTACCCAAGGTAGTTCTTGACCTTCCGCAGCAGGAAGGAAACGAATCTGTGCAAAACCATT